TGCACGACTAAGTCACCTGTCTTTGTAATATCTGCAAAAATTTCGATAGTAGCGCCGACGTTGCTTAGGTTGTTTAAGTCTGCTCCTGGTCCTGCGACTGCAGAATCAGAATTTGCGTTTGTTGCTGGTAATGTGTAAGTCACAGCGCCTGCGGTAGAGTTGTAAACAATTCTTCCTGCGTGGCTAGCTGTTGTCAAGCTATCGCTTGAATTTACTGTTACTACATTACCAGGTCCTGTATTAAAGAAACCATTCTTTGATATCACCGGACCTTGAAATGTGGTTGTTGCCATTTTTACCTCCGTAGTAAAACTTGTGTAGTCTCTACGTGCGTCTGCTAGGTCAGTCTACACAATGTTATTTTCCTAGAAGGTTCAATATAAACCTTTTTCTTTAGAGAGCAAGTCTATTCAAAAAATAAATGACTATCGTAACTCTGTTGTCTCCATCTCAATTTTGCTAAGATTCTCTTGATTCTTTCCTCAATAGATTTCATCTCATGAGTTTCTTTACCAGCATTTAAGAATTGAGAATTCCACTGAGATTCTAACTTGATTTTCTCAGCGATTAGAGATTGTGGCTGTGCGGTCATAATATATCTCCTTGTCTATATTATCCGCTTTTATTTTGTACACGATTTTCCCATAAAGTCAAGGAGCTTTCCCATAAAAAAAAGGGGCCAGAAGGCCCCTTTTAAAAGTGATTATAAAATTACTTATTATGCACCTGGTGAACCAAAGATACCTCTGAAGTCAGAGAAGCCGAAAGAATATCTTTCTCTTGCTTTGTATCTTACGTTACCGGTATCAAAATCACCTTCCATTGAAGTTTTGATTGGTGATCTTTCAAAGTATTTCATACCATTAGGAACGTCAGTAATGATAAAGAAAGCATCTGTATCAGTTAAGTAGTTATTTACTACATAACCTTGTGGGACCATACCCATGCTCTTTACTGCGTTTAGGTCATTATCAGCAGTTCCAACTCTGTTAGCAGAGTTCATGATTCTTTCTGCTGTGAACTGAAGCTCAGAAGGAATAATCATTTTTACTCCTCTTGCTGCAATCTTCAATCCTCTTTCATCTGTGAACGCATTAATATCAATTAACGCTTGCTCAAGAGATGTTTCAGAAAGGTCAGCGGATGTTGATAGCTCATTTTTGACAGTTCCAAAAATGGTTGGGTGGTCAGTAGCACAAAGCTCTTTACCATCACCACCTGTAAAGCTAGAGTTAAAAGCTCTGTTAAGAACGTTAGCAGCTTTCACCTGTTTGGTGTTAGCCATTGAACGTGCTAAAGCTTTTGTATATCTGCTTGACAGTCTATCATACAAGTTGTCTTCAATAGCTTCTTCAGTGATTGAGAAAGCTAATGCAACAGTTTCATGCTGATATCTTGCTGTATAAGTTTCCTGCGCGTTATCAAATGTAACTGCGGAACCTTCAGGTTTAACAGAGGCATTAGCAAAGCCACTTAACATTACTTCCTCTTCGAAAGCTCTGTCAGAAGTTTCTTTGGTAAAGATTTCCTCATGTTGATTTTCATAACGATTGTATTCCAAGCCGAATAGTGCATTCAAACCTGGCTCTAGTTCTTTAACTAGTTGATTACGTGATATAGCCATAATTTAATTACTCCTATTATAATGCTGTGTGGAATGTGTGTTCGTTAATATAAACAATGTAGTTTATATTGTCAGAACCCAATTCGCTGTTTTGTGGGTCAGTAGATATACCGATGACTCTTAATTGGCCATCTGTTGCAGCTAAATCTGACACGTCTAGCTCAACATTGGATGTACCATTTACTGTTGAACCAGTAGCGTATACGATATCTGCTACTTTGAATATATCTGTTCTTGCTGAAGCACCATCACCTTGTACTTCGAATCTCTCGTACGGATCGTCATATACGAAAGCGTCAATATCACCAGTAGTGATATTTGTTTGTGTGTAATGGTTTCTGAATGTTGGTTTTCCAGTTGTTGGGTCTGTATAGTTTACACCCCAAAATACACCTAGAAGTGTATTACCAGCAGCTGCCACGTCAATAAAGCCTGTGTTAGAGGCTTGTGGTATAACAGGGTCACCTTGAAATATCGAAGATGCTTCGTTATCAGCAATCTGATATTCTGACATACCGCCGTTATCTGCGTTTTGTCCAACCTTACCAACAGGTTTTAAACCAAAAGCACTATCTTGATTTGCCATTTGTTTTACTCCTTTGTTAGTTTAGTTGATGGTTTCGGAATAACTAAAAGATTAGTTCTTCTTAGAGCCACCAAAAGTTACACGACTCTGCCGTTCTTGATTGATCGGCATCGTTGGGTGCTGTTCCTTCATAAGGTCGTTTTCAACTGCCTGCTCTCGATCAGCTACTTGTTGTTTAAAGTAATCTTCTCGAGACTTCGCGATCTCTTCCGGTATCCTAGCCAGCAATAGGCCACCAACTCCGATTACCCCAGAGTGTTTGCCGTCTTTTACGGTTGGAAAATCTCCTTCTGGATATTCGTCAGATCTTACTAACTCCCATCCAGACCTTAATTTGCCCATGACGTTTTTAGCATCGTCAAGTCCCATACTTTCGGCTCTTATCCAACGGTGTCTGTATCCTGTTGGAGCAGGGGGTGCATCTAAAGATGATGGTGGAGTCCAAACTTTAGGTCGAGAGTCCTTCTCTCGAGTTTGACTCGCGCGGGAAGTTTTATTTATCTTTGTTTCATTTTCCATATGCTTATGCCTCCTTCGCGACTAATTGTTTCGCATATTCTTCAAGTGGCACACCTAATCGTTTAGCTATTGCGACCTGTGAGGGTGTGAGTTTCACAGTTTTACGGCGTCCTACCATACCTGGACGTTTGGCTGATGCTACAGTTTGAGAGGGTTTCTCTTGTGTAGTATTTTCTGTTGTACCAAATTTTTGAGGAAATTCAAGTCTTATCCGTTTATCCACTTCTTGATAATACTCATCACTAGAAGGATCATATCCTTCCTCCTCTGTTAGCTTCTTATGTATGTCAAATGCTGTATAAGTCATAGCATTATCAGTGCCAAACCAAGTATTTTTAGCTGCCCAAGCTTCTGCCTTGGGGTCCATTTGTTGTGCCGCTTGTTTTAACTGCGCTGCATTGGCATATCCCCCCTGTGGCTGTTCAACTTGTTTGTCCTCTTCTTGTAGAGATCGAGTTGGTTTTTGAGCTTTTACTTGATTAAGTCTAGCAGCATCCATCGTTAAAGCTGCTATTTCTGTTTGTGCTGCGATTTGACCGTCAACATCTTGTGTATCAATAGCCGATTTCAATTTAATTTTAGCAGCTTCAAGATTAGATTTAACTCTGTTTTCAAACTCAGATACGTAATTCGTGTCCAAGTCTTGATATTTATCTTGCAGTTGTTTTGTTTTATCCGCTACTGATTTTGCATAAGCTATCGCTTCTTCTTTCTGACGTTCTGCTTCACGCATTTTACGTGTAAGTTTTGCAATTCTTTTTTTGACACCTTCACTATATTGTTCAAGTTCTTCTTTCTGTGATGTCTCTTCTTTTGTTTCTTCAGTTTCTTGTTTTGTATCTTCTCCCGAATCGGTCGTTTCTTCAACCTGTAGTTCTTCTTTTTGTTCTGGTGCAGAATTATCTTTTTCTAAATCTATTTCTGCTCCTTCTGTTTCACCGACATCAATCATCGGTTCTTCTTGTTTTAGTTCTTCGGGCATAGTTTTCTCCTATGTTTAAATATGATGTAGAATATCTTCAGGATTTTCAATTGTCCCTAAGACTTCATCATCGTTTAGTAATCGCACTTCTCCACCTTCTATAGGGAGACGTGATCCGGCGTATCGAGCAAAAATTACCCAATCACCTTTTTTGCACCAAGGACCTGTATAAAATTTATTTTCGTCTTTATAGGCCAATGGTCCAACCTTGATGACATAACCACAATTTGTAGCTATTCGTAATTTGTCTAATGATTCTTGAGCAATAATAATACCACCTTTGGTTTTATCTTTTGGTTCAAAAGGTAATACTAAGATTCTCCAACCTGATGGAGTGGGAAGTTTTTTTAATAACTCTTCAGAAATATTTTCAGCTCTGACTTTGTTTTTATCTTCTTCAGCCTGTTTTTTATCTTGTTCTTTATACTTTTCTTGTAATGCGTGTTTTACGTTACTCATCTTTTTGCTCCTTATTTTCTAGCAGGTTAGAGATTTCCTGTAATGTTTGTTCAAATGCTTGAACTTTTCCCACAAGATATTGATATTTTTCAAGTGTGTCAACACCAGACATGATTGTGTTTTGACAATCTTCAACAGCTTGTTTCAAATGTCTTTGTAGCCTGTAGACTACATTAAATTCTTCCATTATTTTTCCTTTCGTATATTTTTATATCATGAATGATCCAAAAACAGAAGCTGAAGATTTAACAGTTATTGTAGAGTTTGATTTTGAATTGCCTACGATACACTAGGCTTTGCGTGATTTTCTAATACTCTCTTTACCTTTTTTAAATATACTAGCTACTTGATTCTTACCCATTACTTTGGCTCTTTGTTCGCCGACAGTAAGGATTTGAATTTTTCTCGCAAAAGGTTTTTTAATTTTTCGCACTTTTGCAACTGTCTTTCTCGCATCAGTCGGAGTAGCAAATTTAATACTGACAGTGTCTTTTGGATTTTCATCAGTGTATAATCTTCTCCCAGAGCCTTTAGGTTTTTTTCCCGTTCCCTTTTTTGGATCCGCCACTTTTCATCTCCTTGATATGTTTTTTAATAATGTTGGATTGCTTTTTGTGAAGCTTTGAGGCCTTGCCTAGTGCTTTGGCTACTTTATTTAGTTTTTTTACCATTGATAACTCTTTTCAATGTTTTTGCTTGACCTGCGTGTAATTTAGATGCTTTTTTT